CGTCCCCAACTCTTGTAACTCCTATTTTGGGTACTCCTACAAGTGGCACATTAACCAATTGCACAGTTGATGGCACAAGTTCAGTTGGTTTTTTAAATATTCCACAAAACAGTCAAAGTGCGGCTTATACCTTAGTTCTTGCTGATGCTGGAAAACATATTTTTCACCCATCAACAGATGCAAATGCAAGGACATTTACAATCCCTGCAAATAGTTCTGTGGCTTACGCTATTGGTACGGCAATTACTTTTATTAACATGACTGCCGCAGTTGTGACAATTGCAATTACTACTGATACTATGTATTTAAGTTCTGCGGGCACAACGGGGTCAAGAACTTTGGCTCAATATGGATCAGCAACAGCAATAAAAATGACTTCAACAACTTGGCTTATCTCAGGGAGTGGATTAACATGAGTGGCGCATTACAAGCCGTATTTCAAAATTTGCGTTCATTTGGAACACCGCCCGGCCAACAAGAGTACACATCACCTGGCACATATTCTTGGACTGCGCCAACAGGTGTTACAAGCGTTAGTGTTGTCGTGGTTGGTGGTAATGGGAATGGCCCCGGTGCGTTGTCTTACAAAAATAACATAACCGTTGTACCCGGCAATAGTTACTCTGTATTTATAGATTCAAAAACAGGTTCTGCATCAGAAAATTATTTTATAAGTGGCGGTACGGTAAGCGCGGGAACATCTTCAACACGCACAGGCGATGGTGGTGGAAATGCTGGAAATGTTTTATATGGAAGTGCAGGGGCTGCCGCAGGCGGGTATGCTGGAAATGGTGGAAGTACACCACCAAGTGCGCCCGGTAACGGATCAGCAGGGGCTGGTGGCGGTGGTGGCGGTGGTGGTGCAAGCGTTTCTGGAACAGCCACACAAGCTGGTGGCGGTGGCGTAGGTCTGTTAGGACAAGGATCAAATGGCGCTGGTGGAACAGGAAGTGCGGCTTCAACAACGGCTACGGGCGGGGGCGGTGGATCTAGCGGTTCTGCGGGTGGAACATCCGTAAAAGATACAACACACGGAAATGGTGGTTCATACGGTGGTAGTGACGGGTATTACAACGCGGGGACTGACCCTGATTATGGCGCAACTGGGGCGGTTCGCGTCATTTGGCCGGGTACAACACGCAGTTTTCCATCAACAAATACAGGCAATTTATAAGGACTAATTATGTGGATCAATGAACAAACTCAAGGCACTTTTAGACTACATACTGATATTCGGTATGAATGTTGGAAAGAGGGCAAAGAACTTCCGGGCATACTTGATGACGCTATTTTGGCGGCTAATGGTTATGCTTTAGTTACAGAAGTAATCCCTACTTTTGATGCGATTACGCAAGGACTAACTGCCCAAGCACCCGTTAAAGATAGCAATGGCGCTTGGACAATTGGTTATGATGTTGTTGCGCTTGATCCAGCAATTATTGCAAATAATCAAAATATTGCAGAAGTAAATCGCATTTCAAACATTACTTTGCAAATACGAAATGGCAATCAAGATGTGATTTCTGCCATGCTTCAAAATGACACGGCAAAAATTGATGCTTGGAAAGTACAGTTAGCCGCCCTCCAAGCTCAATTATAAAATGAAATATGTTTGGAAAATTTTAGAGTTAAAGGGCGATGAAAAAGCTATTTTTCAAGCCAAATATCATGTTTCTTTAATTGAAGATAATTTAAGAATTGAGACTGAAGGTTATTGGGATTTTGACCCCACACAAGCAACAATTCCAACAGCCCAAGTGACTGAGGAAATGGTTGAGTATTGGATTGATCAAGGCACTACCCAAGACGGTGTAAGTAGCATAAAATCAAGACTATTAGAGCAACTTGAATCGGTAAAAAAACAGCAAGAAATTGCTTTGCCGTGGAAGCCGCCAACATTTAGATTAAGTTAAGGAATCACTATGGCTGTGCCTTATGACATTGTTAGCCGAGCGCTAAAGGACATTGGCGCATTAGAAGCTGGTGAAACTCCTACTCCAGACGCGGCATTAGATGCGTTTGAAATGATGAACGACATGATTGACCAATGGTCAAATGAAAACATGATGGTTTTCAATGTCACAGAAATTATTTGTCCTGTAATTTCTGGTCAAGTGCAATACACGATTGGCCCTAACCCATCCACATTGAACTTTATTGGCGCATCGTTTACAGGTTCAATTTCAGGCACAACATTGACTGTAACGGGCATTGCCTCTGGCGCTATTGCTCAAGGGCAAACTTTAAGTGGCACAGGAATTACAGCGGGAACAAAGATTACGCAATTTTTGACGGGTGCTGGTGGCAACATAAATGAAGTTGGCACTTATCAACTTAACATTTCCCAAACTGTTGCCTCTACAACAATTACGGCTTATTACCAAAAACCTTTAAGCATTGATTCAGCGTTTGTTAGGGTAAACACCACATCTAATAATCAGCCCATTACGGGTGGCGGTTTGGACTATCCAATGTCAGTTTTGGCATTGCACGATTACGAAATGATTGGTTTGAAAACGCTAAACGGCCCGTGGCCCAAGGCGGTTTACTTTAACCCCGGTGCTGATTCAGGCAACGTGTTTATTTGGCCTAACCCATCACAGGGTGAACTGCATTTGTTTGCCAATACATTGTTTAGCCGTTATGACTCAATGTATGAGGATATTTTTCTGCCGCAAGGCTACGCAATGTGCCTCAGATGGTGTTTGGCAGAGCGTTTAATGCCTATGTATGGCAAAGCCTCACCAACGCAAATAGCGATGATTCAGCAATTTGCAGGGCAAGCCAAAGCTACCATCAAACGCACAAATATGTCCCCATTAGCGGTAGCACGTTACCCTGATTCTTTGTTGACGGGTAAAGCAAAAGACGCGGGTTTTATTCTTACTGGCGGCTTTATTTAAGGGGCTACCATGCCAGATTTCGGTTTTGTTGGCGCATCCTACGAAGCACCTAGCATTTATCAAGATGCTCAAGAGTGCATCAATTTTTTTCCTGAAGTTGACCCCGTAAAGCAACAGGGTGAACGCGGGGTAATTGCGCTTTATCCCACACCGGGTCTGACCCTTAAAGCCTTATTGTCAAACCAGCAAGAAGTGCGTGGGCTTCACACCGTTTCGGGTGGAGAACAAATGATTGCCGTTTGCGGCCCTTACGTCTACGTTCTTGGCGCTAATTTTGTTCCCCTTGTGATTGGTCAATTAAACTCAAGCACAGGCATTGTTCGGATTACTGATAACGGGGTTAATGTTTACATGGTGGACGGTGCTTATCGTTACACATGGTACATATCAACCCCCTCAACGGCTGTGTTTTACGGCTCTACTAGCGGCACAACATTGACCGTTACTAATGTTTCTAGTGGAACAATTACTGTTGGGCAATCATTGTTTGGCATAGGCGTATTGGTTGAAACGGTAATTACTGCGCTTGGCACAGGAACTGGCGGTGTAGGAACATACACAATCAATAGAAGTCAGACGGTAGCGGCTGGATCAATGAATTCTGCGGCTGTTGGCGCTACTGTTACGGCTACCATTGCGGGAACAGTTTTGACTGTTACTGCGGTTGCATCAGGCGTGTTGCACGTTGGCATGACTATTCAAGGCGTAGGCGTTACCCTTGGCACAATCATTACTGCTTTTGGAACTGGCTCTGGCGGTGTAGGAACTTACACATTAAGCGTTGCCAGCACCGTAGCTGTTGGCGTGACCATGTACGGTTTAAACTTTTCTGTTTTACCTTCAACTGACGGTGCGTTTAGCGGTGCAAACACGGTAGACATTATTGACAACTACTTTGTCTATAACAACCCTACAACGCAACAATTTGGCGCTAGTGACCTTTTATCGCCTATTTCACCCAATACTAGCTATTCTTTAAAAGATGGCGCACCAGATGATCTAGTGGCTTTAATTGTTGATCACCGTGAAATTTACTTGATGGGTGAAATTTCCTCTGAGGTGTGGACTGATGTAGGAACTGTGCCGTTCCCGTTCCAAAGGATACCCGGCACTTCTACGCAACACGGCATTGCCGCACCGTTTTCTTTGTCAAGACTAGGTAATTCATTTGCTTACGTTTCCCGCAACAATCGTGGACAATCTCAGATTATGCAAATGCAGGGTTATTTGCCACAAAGGATTTCCACTCACGCTGTTGAAAACACATTAGCTAATCAATACGTTGGTGATGCTATTTCTTGGACTTATCAGCTTGAAGGCCATGAGGTTTTTGTAGTTACTTTCCCGTCACTTCAATTGACATGGGCTTATGACGCAACCACTCAACTGTGGCACAAATGGCTTTACACAACCAATGAAAATGTATTTCAGCGTCACCGCGGCAATTGTTGTGCTGTGTTTCAAGGTTTAGTCATTGTTGGCGACTATGCAAACGGCAAACTGTACGAATTGGATAAAACCAATTACACAGACGATGGTCAGAATATCCGCAGATTACGCAGAGCGCCTCATTTGGTGACTGAGTTTCAAAGGCAATACTTTGATGAATTGCAGATTCAGTTTCAGCCGGGCGTTGGTACTACAGGGTTATCCACTTCTGCACAAGTGACAAGTTCAAACACCATTTATTTGGGGAACACATATACAATTACCCCTAGTGCAACTTTGACGATTGAACCTGAAAAAACTTATATTTTGGCGACTCAAACACCGCCTATTTATACAACCATAAACAACCCTCAAGCAATGCTTAGATGGTCAAGTGATGGCGGCTCTACATGGTCAAATGAGCATTGGACAGGCGTTGGTCAACTTGGCAAATATAAGAATCGTGCTATTTGGCGCAGATTGGGAACAGCGCGAGACAGAATTTTTGAAGTTTCGGTAACTGATCCTGTGAATTTTGTCATTATTTCGGCAAATCTTAAAGTACAAGGGGCAGAAAACTAATGGCTACGTCTGGACTTTCAAGCACACAGCAGATTAACCCTTATCCACAATCACAGTTTTTGGATGGGGTAACTAATCGTCCAACGCGATCATGGCAACAATTTTTTCTTAATTTGTTGAACTTCAGTTCTGCCACAACTGCAACGGCAGGGTCTGGAACGCTACCAGCTAACCCTGTTGGGTTTATAAATGTCACGGTAAATGG